CAAAAATAAATATACTCAAAGCGGTTCTTTCCAGCTACTGAACATGACAAGTTCCAAGCCCTTTCCAAACTGGGAGTACGCATTTGTCGTGCCTGCCATGTCGCAATGGCCAGCCGACTTGCAGTACAACATCAGAGACAAGCCTTGGCTGCACCGTTTCGCTGCTGTGCTGACAGACTTGGGAGTTGCAACGGGAGGGGAACCATTTATGGAATACCTCTACGCCATATTGCGAAGTGTCCAGTTCGGGCACACAGAAGCGTGGTTGGAAATACCTCCCCCATTCCCATGGGAGCTCATCGACACAGCGTTTGGCTGTCACAGGCTTACCAATGATGATGTGCTTCTTTTGGTGAGGCGGAGGGAGCGGTTGGCGGCTATGGATCACCCAAAAGATATCCAGGTTGCCGGACCGTTACTTGCAGAAGCCCCATGTGGGAAGGATGCAGGGGTGGAATGCCCTGCAGCTGGTACTCCATCTGTTGTTTGCATGACAGCTCCACAGCGTCGTCGTGCCAGGAAGGCAGAAGAAAAGAAGCTTCTGCTGGAGCAAGCCGAAGCGCTCCACTTAGAGGATGCTACAAAAGAGATCCTTGAAGAAGTGTATGAGCCATTTGATGGAGACATGCGATCATCTGGCGCTCGCAACAGGCAGCGCCATCGATGTCGTATGCTACAATTGAAGCATTTGGTCGGAATGGCAGCTGTGGGTCTGCTTCCTGGTGCGCAGGCAATCGAGCCAGGCCTGTCTGACGGTGCTATGCCCAGTCCCATGGATTTGGCTGCAAAGTTCATAAGTGTGTTCACTGTGGATGTGCCGCCAGTTGCAGACATGACATCAGCTCCTGGTATCATGGAAAAGGTTTATGCGATGTATGCACGTGGTGTTGAATTGCATGTTGCTGAGGATGTGATCAAAAGGATTGCAGCCTCATTGTACACCCCAGCCACTGCATCATCTACCTGGGCGGCTGGCACCCCAGAGGTGTACCATTGGTACAACATTGCTGTATGTGCCATCATTGTTATGATGGTCACCAGCATGACGATGTCCATGTTGTGGACTTTTCTCAAAGTGTGGATCGTTGCCATCAGAGTCATTGACCACCACACACGCCCAGTCATCTATGAAGCCCCTCATCGTGCTTCTTCAGTCTGGTACGCCTTGAAGCGTGGCCCACAATGGCTGCGAGTCAAATACCGATGTTGGCGAGAGAAACGGGCAGATCCATATGATTTTAGAGATCACCACCGGATCGCCACGGCGGTATTGGAGGTGATGACAGCACCACCCAAGCCTGGTGATATTGCTGCTTATCCGCGCCGGGTGGCCGCCGCCCTGCAATGTGACGTTGAGTTGCCAGTCCCGTATGGGTGTCCATGGTGTGTTGGTGCCTACAACCAACTGGAGCACAGAGTAATTGCGTGCGAGGGAATTCCCCGCGATCATTCATGCGTTGGCGACTACGGGATCCAAAAGAGCATACAGTGCTTTGATGGAGTTATCGGCCTCGTTATAGCTAGGAGGGATCGGGTTGAGTCTCTCAAAGAGGCCATGTTGGAGGCCACTGTTGAGGGCCCCTTCAAACTACCATCAGGTGTGATCAGCGAAAGTGAGCATGTGCCTGAGTTGCGCCCTGAATTGAAACTCGTGTGTGAGAGCGTCAAGCTCCTGCAAGTTGAGGTTAAGCACAAGGGAAAGAACAAGGAGCGCCACAATGTCGACCGAAAGCACTATGCTGGCAAAGCCCAGGTCTGGACCGATGATGAGTACAACCGCAAGCAGCACCTTATTGATGAGGGGCGCTACGATCTTGTGGAAGAAATGCTCTTGGAAAAGTACGCCTCGTGCATGGGAGATACCAGAGGCATGGGAGCTACCCAATATGATGACGGCATGACATACCAAGAGTTCCGGCGACGTGAGCTCCGCCTTGATCACAATGATGCCCCGCTTCCTGAGCGCGTACGGCAAACATGGAATCAGACAAGGCAAGGAGCCCGGGGATTCGGACCACCGCGAGGTGGGTATACTGAAGGCCCTGACAAACCCCCTGTGTATTTTATTGCAGACGGGGAAAAAGTTTCTCTGTACCACAGTCCCGAGCAGCTTCGAGAGCTTGAGGCTGTAGTTGATGGAGATCGGGTGAGTCGCGCGAAAGCAATCGCTGCGGTTTCGCCCCCAGAGGCCTATATGGAAGATAATCCAGAGGCCCTTTCAGAACGTGAAGAAGCAGAGATGGACGCCAGAGTCGAAGCTCGAAGGCGTAAGCAGAAAGCTCGAGACCGAGAAAGTCCAACCGGCAACAACCCAAGTCCTGTACCAGTCATTAAGCAGGATGTTGAGGTTTCTACTGGTGTATGGACATCCGGCAGTAAAGCCAACCCACGGTTTGAAGAAGCAAGCTCGCCATATCCACTCACATGGCAGCCCACAATCCCTGCGAAGGGCATAGAATCTCGCAGGCAGCCTCCACCCAAAATGGAGTCACCTGTGCATGGTGGTGCAATTCGTCCCTGTACGTCTCTCCCGAATGCAGCAATGCTTTGGGATTTCCAAGACGATGGGCGGTACATCGGCTGGATGAATGGTTTCCTCGTTAAGGGACCACCCGGCATACAAGGATCGATGTACTTTGTCACAGCCAGGCATCTTACCGAGACTGGGGACGGTGACCCAGCAAATTATTTCAGGACACCCCGGACCGTTCCTATGGTCCGATTTCCAACAACAGCCCAGTTTGAGACCGTGGCAGTTGTGTATGAAGCATCGATGGATCGCCTCGTCCTCAACATCAGTTGGATCCCAAGGGATTTCACTCAACCAAGATTTACCAACCCAAAGGTTGGGGGGTCGGTTACCCTTTTCGCTTTTGATGGTACAGGATGGAATTTCTCCCAGGGGGAGGTTGCGGCAGTGGCTAATGATGGATTGACCTTCAACTACACAGCCAGTACGAAAGGTGGGTTCTGTAGAACGCCGGTACTCACCCGTAGCGGAGCCATCTGTGGAGGACATTTTGGTGGTGAGGTTACCATCAACTGCATAACAAAACCAGCTGCCTGGATTGAGACAGGCACAATACGGAAAGGGATCCAGGAGTTCACCCCTGTGAGCCTGGACCGCGGTGATAATTTGCCACCTGGTGTTGTGCAGGCCCCCCCTTCGAACCTGAGGAGTTACCGACGTCGCGAGCAGCAGAAGGTGTATCCTTTACGTACTGACATGGCCTTCAAGCATGTGAGACACAGGCACATCATGATGCGGCCTTCAACGGACATGTTGAAAGACGAAGTTTCACGGTTCACAGAACCGCTACCCCTGGGGCCCACTGGGGCTCCTCGAGTCATAAATCAGACCAGGTTGGCTGCAGCCTTCCGTATTGTGTGTCGGATTGAGTCCGATAAGCAGGGTGGATGCAGCGTGCCATGGAGTGAACCCACCCTTGACGAAGCACTTGAGCGAATGGCGTGTCTGTTACAAGGTACGCACACCGCTGGAGCCAACAGCCACGAAATGTCACAGGCCGAGTATATCTCCTCCCTCTGTGAAGATGAGTCACTGCATGGCGAAGCCAGGGAACAAGCGGGCCTTGTGGTACTGGCAAAGAAAGTGCTGGAGTATATCCAGGACATGACGTCAGGGAACCAGTCAGAAGTCACCAGAGAGTTCGACGAGATATGTGGGATATGGTTGGTGATGGGAAAGAAGGATGGTTACAAACCAAAGAAGCTGACTATAGGCCGGAGTGTACAGGCACCATGTGTGCTTTTGAAAGCCTTGTGGTTGGTGATGTTCAAACCATCAGATGACGCATGGTCATCCAGAGATTTCATGTTTCGCGAGGGATATGACTTCAACCGCGCCCTGCCTCGGCATCTCAGACGTCGCTATGAGCAGATCCTCAAGTCACTGTCATTGGATGCCACGGCGTGGGATCGATTTTTCCCGCGGGAGTTCCTGGAGTTGTTTCACAATTACATGGAATTTTGCAACCCAGGAGTTCCCCATGAGGTAGTGCGTATGCTCTTCCAATGGACCACTTTCGCCGAGCTGCTGTTCACAGATGGCAGCTCATTGCACAAGGGAAGAGGAAATCCCAGTGGGCATCCAAATACACTCCGCCTCAATTGCTTTGGCAATTTCTTGGCTTGGGTGTACGTCCTTCTCGAAGACCTAACTGAGGAGGAGGTTTACAGCCTCATTGTGGATGAAGACCTGTTCTTTGAGTTCTGTGGAGATGACTCTCGAGTATCAGCCTTGACCCCCCTGGGGTGTAGGGTATTGGATGCGCAACAGTGCCTTTACGTGTTTTCACGTGACTTGCCATGGGAAATGAAGGTAGAGGGGTATTGGGTCAGAGATGTTACAATCCCTCTTCACTTGGATATACTCAACATGCCTCCTTTCATCTCCCGAACCACATTGATTGTGGATGGTATCATGTGGACACCCTATTTGGACCCGTCCCGTGTGCTTCGGAAGTTGTTGCACGAAATGGGCCGAACGAGGGAGAATGAAGAGGAGCTGGTCACAAACATGAATGATATCCTTGGTCTGCTGGATTTCTGGGACGCATCGGGAAAAATCCGGTGCCCAGCTGTTGCCGAAGTTCGGGAAAAACTCCCCGATTGGAGGTTTGGTGTGTCCAGGTCTGTGGCTTCGCGCCACTACCTGTTGTATTACACGTCGTAGTGTGCCCATTCGGGCGCCCCGAAGCTGGAAAAATAGGGTTGTAATCCCCGGGGCATCACACCAAGCTTGGTTCACCACACCTGTATGGTGTCACCACTGTACATATTTACCCCGTTGCTGGAAAAATTGGGAGCATATCCCCGGGGTCCTTGTTAAGAGCAACAACACCACCATGCTCGGTGGTGGCGTCGATAGGCAGTAACCCTGCCTTCAGATCTAGGCCCTAAAGCCTATAGTGGGAAACCCCCGCTTTCTAGTCGCGCATTTGAAAATAGAGTCGGAATCTCCGCGACGCAGGTGTCACTAATATCTCTAGTGATGTCGAGCAAGAAATATTTTAGTTACAATAATTTTTCTTACAATGCCCGCAAAGAAACAACAAAAAGCTAGTTCTCAACCACAAGCTCCACAAGCACCAAGACCACGTAACCGCAGGAAGCGTGTTAATGCTATGAAGGGAGTTACAAAGAGGGTAAGAGCAAAAATCTCAGACCAGGTTCTCGCAATGGCTATGGCCTTGCCAGGGCAGGCCACCGTTTTACGTATGCCCACAGTGGATGCCCCTCGAACATCTGCAGCTAAATTGAAAGACCAATATACTTTAAATGTAGCTGGCACAGCCCCCCCCAATTTTGATGAGGGTGACATGTGTCTTGTGTTTTATGGACAGCCCGGGCGTCTTGGACTCATATGGAATACTCTCCGTTCTGGTGCCTACAAATGCCGTTTTCCTCTTTCGTCCTCTGATACCACAGGATCGGATGAACAGTTTTGGTATTGGCTCTCTGGCAGCGTCGCATCCGCCTCAGGCGTTGTTGCCCTGTCAGACATGTGGCCTCTCTCTGGAACTACCTTATCCGCAGGATCACCGACGCATGGAACCCAGCTTCCAATTGGAAAGTCTAATGGTGTTGGGTACGTTTTCATGAATAAGAATGATGTCATCCAGATAGGATCCAGCACCGGGGCTTCCACCATTGAGGGCACTGTCTTCTTCACAGTTCACAAATGGGCGGGGGTTAGTGGTCCAGTAATTGCTGCAAAAACGGTTGGAGTTACCTTGGTACTTGGTCATTTGCCTTTGGCAATGAATGTTTTCGTGGCTCCTAGCGCTGGTTACTATAGTTTAGAGGTGGAAAGCCTGACCATTATGTCTGGCAGTAATGCCACAAACATAGGAACCAATTTTCTCATGGTTACAGGGAATTCAGCAGGTTGGCAACACATACATCTCGGGGACCTCGACACAACCAATAGTGGCGATATATCGCTCGCTGAAGACGCGCGTTCTGTTGCGTCATCACTCCTGGCTACAAACACCAGCTCTGTCCTTGCTCGTCAGGGAACGGTGCTGGCTGCTCGTCTCAGGGGTGTTGACGCCTTGGATGTGACACCTACGGTGTTGGCCAGGAGTGCTGAAAAGTATACTGGGGATGCTGCAAAAGGTGTTTACACGTTCTTGGAGTTTAGCACGGCTAGAGAGCAATTCACGTCACATGTGCAGACTGACAACTTTTTAAGCTACAATTTGGATGTGGATGATTATTATCACTACATGCACATTACGTGTCCAGGATGGAGTTCAACACCTAACACATACACCATTTCTTTTGATTCGATTCTGGAGTTTAAGACAGATTCATCACGATACAGCAAAGCTGTGTCGCAGCTCGATTACACTGACCTCATTGCTGCCCGCCGTATAGTCAATGCTAACCCAGACTGGTTCTTTGAAAACCCCCAGCACATGGCTGCACTATACAATTGGATTTCCAATAAGGTTGGAGCTGTGACCCGGGGTGCACGTAGATATGCTGGTCCCGTTGCCGGCGGTCTTGCTGTAATGGATCCAGCTAGGGCTCCCTTGTATCATCTGTTAGGGAAAATGTTGCAGTTGGATTAGTCTCATGGTTATAACCCTCAGAAATGGTTTGTATAGTGCCAGTAACCTCTTTCTCGCTTGACAACTCTAGGTTTTAGCGGCCCCACGGAGTTTGGAACTCCCCCAAACGACATAGTTTATATCTTAAAACACCTGGC